TTATGCATTATGAATTATGCATTGTTGAAGTTATGCATTATGAATTATGCATTGTTGAAGTTATGCATTATGAATTATGCATTATTGACGTTACTGTGCCTTCGCAAGTGAGATCTTCAGCATTCCGCCCTTGACGACAAGATCAGAGCCCGCCGAAGCTTTTCCGTAAATCGTCAGCATATCAGATGTGAGCTTGAAATCCTCGCTTGTCTTGATAACTGTTTCCCCGAAAAGATCAAGCTTTACGGTTTTCGGGTCACCGTAGAACATGGTCGGCAGTGTTGCTGTCGTGCTGGGATTGGTCGTTCCTGTCAGCGGTGTGCAGTCGGGGTTGATGCAGTATCTTACAGTAAGACCGCCCTCTTTGATCGTTCCCATGTTCGGATTTGTGCTGTCCGGTGTGATCTCATATATCGCCTTTTTCTCGTTCGTTCCTCTGACGTCGCCGAATGCCACAAGGTCGGTTTTGTTGAGGAAGAGCACAGCGCCGCCGCTTACCTCGTCATCCGGACCGTAATTGAAAGCGATCTTTCTGAGTGTGTCCGCACCGATGCTGCTCATGATGATCTCGTCTGCGATAGTGGACGCTGCTACCTTGTCCGTGATCTTTTTCGCTACCTTCTTGCGCAGTGCCTTAAATGCGCTCGCTTTGACTTTTTCGGTATAGTTGAGCGGGCTCTGGCGGCTGATCTCGTTGCTGACGAAAGAAACTATATCATAGCTTTCCGGTGAAATTGTGATATAGTCGAACGTCGGCTCGCTGCTTGTCTCAGAGCCGCCGCTTGCCGGGTACTGTCCTTCGGTCGCTACTCCTGCGACAGAGTCTGCCGAAATATACGCTACCTTGTCCGCGCTCATGCCGGTGCAGTCCTCAACGGTGACGAGGTCGAGTATAGAGCATACTCCGCCCGGCAGGTCATTGATGCCGCTTACTTTGGTCGGCGTCGCCAGAGTGCCGCCGCTGAGCAGTGTCGCTCTTGTCTGCGCCGCGTCGATCTTCATTTTGTGACTACTGAAAAACTCCTCTGCCGCCCTCTGCTCCGGGCTTGTTTCGCCGGGCATTCCTGCGCCTGCGGCGGGCTTGCCCTCTCCGTTTGCTACTCTCTCGAGCATCGCCTGGCGCTTTTCTTCCTTCTCGACGATCTCTCTTTCTTCCGCTTCGAGCTCGTCAAGCTCCTTTTCGATCGCGTCCAGGTCTGCGTCGTCTTTTCCGAGCGCTGCCTTGAGCTCTGCTTTTCTCTTTCTGATCTCTTCAAGTCTGTTCATGTTTTTTCCTCTCTTTCTTTACATTTCGCTAAGTCTCAGCCTTAGCATCAGTTTTTTTATCCTCCGCTTCCGCAGCTCCTGCGCGATCCTGTCGATCTCTCCGTCGACGAAGGCTCTCGCGGATATATTTGTACCGTCATTTGCCGGGATGCTCACGGCGCTGACGTCAAATATCTTTTTTATTTTGCCGTAGGTGATGGTTCTTGTCTTTTCGTCATAATGCATCGAATTATAATCCGGAAGAAATCCCCACGACATTTTCGTGACCATCCCGGCGCGGATATCGTCATACAGCTGCCGCGCCCCGTCCGTTCGTCCGAGATCGGCGCCGATGCGCAGCCCTCCGTCGTCAAATTTTAGTGCAAGGCTCTTGTTGCTGAGGCGCGCATAGACGCGCCCTTCGTGGTTGTACTGCATGATAACGTCCGACATATCGCAGCCGTTAAAGTTTTCGCGGCTGAACTGCTCATATACTGCCGTTCCGTCCGCTTCGTCGCCCAAGAGCTTGTATCTGTCCCACGTCAGGGCATAGCCCTCAACGTAATGCTCAGCCGGCAGCAGCTTCTTCGTTTCTTCCGTCTCCGTCAATTCCGCTGTCATCGTCATTGCCCTGTACTGTCTTTCCTTCTTCATCGGCATTGCCTTTCACCCTTTCTTTTTGCTCTTCGATAGTTTTATATTCTCCGCGTATGAAGTATACATTTCCTTTTCCGTCCGGCAGCGGCGGCAGGTTGAAAACTTCCCTGTCTTCGTCAATGCTCGTTCTGCCCCTGTCGCCCATCTGAACGACGAAATTGATCTTGTCCGCGATACTTGCGTACTGCAATCTGTTCGTCGAAAAGAAGATCTGATTCCCGTGCGCCTTTTCCCTTTCGCTGAATCGCATATTCGTATGTACAAGCCCGGCCTGCAAGGCGAACGGCTCTATCTTGCCCTCATAATACGCATTCCACTGGTCAGGCGTGTATTTGTTCTGCAAAATAAATTCGTTCGTCCCGAAATAGGTGTAAACATTGTCTTTAATTTGCTGCATCTGCGCAGGCTCAACGATCATCGGGCGGCTCTCTATCTGCTTGACGTCAGCATATTTCTGATCGATCAGAAAAACTCCGCCGCTGTTTTCCGGCTCAAGATTCTCTTTGACAAGCCTTTTTTTCTCTTCTTCAATATCTTTGGGTTTGAGCGATCCTGCCAACCGGGCAATAAAGCGGATCGCCGCGCTGCTTTTGATCCCCTCTATTATGCCCTGGTTCTGCGCATTGATCAGCTCCATCGTCGGGCGCAGACATCTGTTACTCTCTCCCCATAGCTCCGACCGATACTGATACTGGTTCATGATGCCGCATTTTTCAAACTCAACGGCGAAATATTGGCCGCCGCCCATGTCATAACGGACATATGTTTTCCCGTCCAGCTCCCGCAGCTCGGTCTTGCCGCCGATAAGCGGATAAAATCCCCTGATCTCTCCGTATTTCTCAATCGGCGCGATAATCACATTGTTATCCGTCATATATGCTGTTGCCAGACGGTAAAGATATTTGCTCGTGTCCATGATCGGATTCGGCTGAAACTGCAATATCCGCTCCAGCGGTTCTTTGTATGCCCCCACGACTTCCGGCTTCAGCTTCGAGCAGTGCACCGCAAAGCTGTGTATCGCTGCGCGCGTCAGTTCCATCTCATATATTCCCCCGGCGAAAGTCGTAAAAACCGGACTGTATGCGGAAATAACGCTGAAATAATCCGTCAGTGCTTTTTCAATTTTCTTTTCCTTCGCTCTCCCGAACATATCGTCCTTCCTTTCACTTTGCCGCTTCGTTGAGCTGAACATATTCATTTCTCATTTTCTCGTTCACGATGTATGCGCATAAAAGCGATATCGTCCCGTCTATCCTCTGCGTCGGGTCTGATGCCTTGACCGGCTGAATATTGTAGTTGACGTCAGTTTTGACCTGTGTGTTGTATAAACACCATCTGTCGATCGGGTTATCATCATAAACAACCCTGTGTGCTTCAAAATCCGCCTTGAGGTTTTTCATAGGATTCGACATGGTATATGCGCCCTGCCGCACCGGGATCATGCTCCGTTCTCCGAAATTCGCCTTGAAATCCCGGAGCAGACTGTCATCAATGTGCCATGGGTCATATCCGATGAAAAGCGTGTAGAGGTCTTCTTCATCCCGCAGTTCCAGGAACCAGTCGAGAAAAACCCTCTTGTCGACCCTGTTCCCCGGCACAGTCCGCATCAGCCCCTGAGCGATCCATTTCTCATACGGAACTTTGTCACGTTCCTGCCGGTTGCCTTTTCGCTGTTCGCGCTCGATCACGCTCTGAGGGATCCAGTACATGGATTTAATATAGATTTTTTCGTCGCCAGGGCGCATACAAAGCGCTTTCGCGCTGTTCAGGTCTACGCAGTCCGCGGCGTCGAATCCGCCGACGCAGTAGTCAAAGCCGTCGGTTTTCCATTTTTCATGGTTTACAATGGCCTCCCAGCTCAGCCACGATGTCACCGCGGTCTGCGGAACATTAAAATCCTTGACCATAACTGTCGGCTTAAAGCTTGGGTCGTCCATAGCCTTCTGAACAAACTGCCGCAGTTTTTCAATTTTCTTTATGGGCCCGAGCCCGGGATTAGCTTTGATCCATGCTTTTTCGTCCGTCCATTCTTTCTCCGGGTCGTCCAGCTCGTAAATAAAAGGAAGAAAATGCTCGTTTTCAACCTTGCCATCAAGCCACCTCGCGCTGTACTCATATTGCGCGTCAAAAATGCCCTCTCTGACAAATCCGTTTGTTGAGATCGTGAGAATGAGCGGCTGATCCCTTGCTGTCGTTCCCTGCACCGCCAGGTCATATA